GGCATTGCAAACAACCCCATTGGGCTGCTGCATTTGTTTTGATATTGTGGAAATTCTGGGGCATTCATGCGTATGCCGTCCAATGTGATGCCTCAAACAATGGTTTGTTGCCAATTTTTGCAATTGGTTTCATAAGATAGGCGCTTGCAAAGCTATAAATTTTTACGCTAGGCGTGTCTCCAGACATTGAAACCCTTTTCCGCATGGGTTTGCCAATGTAGTGCCCTTGGCTTGGTACGCATTCCCCAGCCATAAAGCCGTTATCTTCGCTCATTTGAGCAATTTCACATATTTCAATGGTTGCCCCAATTACTTTGGTGCATTCATAAAAGTCAATGTTTGTTTGGTCATAACCCCATGAAGCCCTAAAAATGTCTCCCACTTGGACATTGTGGGGCTTTGTGCGCTCTGCTTTGTATTTGGCCTTGCGCTCATTCCATTCCATAAAACCTTGTAAGGTTTCCTCAATTTTGGCCTTCAATCGGGTTTCATCTTTGAATTGAAAATGCCAATCGGGTTTGGTGCGCTTTCCCCCAAATGCCATTGCAACAATGCGAGGGCCGTTTGATTGATAAACCTCAAACCCGAATCGCTCATCTTTGGCGATCAATGTGTAACCTTGGGGAATGTATCTTTGTTTCATGTTAAAGCCTCTGAAGTGAAACCCTGGAAAAGCCCAGGCCACAAACCCCTAAGACAAGGGTTTGCAGTCTGTGGTTTTAGGAACTATAAAGCCCATTCACAACAAAATATGTAACATCATCAGCAGAGGGAAGATATCCAGATATTTGATTTCCATCTAAATCATGCACCTGCCAGCCCTTCAAAGTATTTTTTAGGGTAAATTCTTTTCCGCTTGGTGCAACAATAACGCAACCATCAGCAACATGGCCGCGCATAATGTGAAATTGATCGACTGTGGTTCTCATTTTTAACACCTCTCAGATAAAAAGAACATCGAAGTAGGCCAATGCAAGGACTGCAAAGGCAAGGCCCAGGACAAGGGCAAGGGTAAGGTCAAGGATAGATTCACGCATGGTTAAGCCTTTCAAAGTGAGCTAGTTGTATATGTGATTTCCGCGCTTGGGCATTGTTTGGCCCAGTAGCAAAGCTCATTAAATGCCTTTTCAAAGTAGAAGCATGAAAACCCTAATGGCGTTTGCTCATTGTCAACCATGACCATGCCAGTTACATCGTACCCGATTGGGTTGCCGTTGTCGTTTAAGACAGTATTGAATTGAATTTCATTTTTCATACTGACACCTTTTAAACATTGATTGTTTTTGCAAAGTTCGGCGCTTCGCCGCTATAAGTTGCAACGCGGAAAGAATGGAAGCCCGCATCGGTTGCCAGCTTGATAACCCGCTCAATATCCGCCATTGTCTTAGCGCCGCTCAATAACAGGGTTTCCATGTATTCGCGGGTTTCACCTTGCTCAAGGCCATAAAGCAATAATTCTTTCATTGTGACACCTATTAAGTTGATTGATGATCGAGAGGTTTTTCTTGCCCTCTCATACCTATAGCATGGAATTTTCGTGCCAGCGCGCGTAACTCATTGATTTATAAGGCATAGTAATAACCCTTACAAAGGTTTACCCTTATATAATATCCCACTATCTGAAATGTAACTCTAATTTATTCCACATTGTGAGATAGGTTCTGCTTGAGGTACTAGGTGAAGTGTCGCTGGAATGGTGCTTCGATGACATTTATTACCCGACCGACCGGTCGGTTAATTAACTCAGGGTTTGTCCTATTAGGGTTTACCCTTACTCGTTTTCCCCTAAGTGTTTACCCTTAAGTGTTTACCATGTGTTGTGGTAGCGCAACATTGTAGGGGGGGAGGGGGTGGTTGGTGGTGAGAGAATTTTGTGGTGCTCCCCCCGTACACCAAAAGCCAATTTACCTTTTTTACCTAGGTTTACCTTGGACTTTGGTAAGGAAAGGAGTTAGCTTGGGCTTAGGGTAGTCTTGTCTTTAGCTGGATGACAAGTTTCATTTGGGCACGGAGTGGCTACCCGAGGTATGTCAGGTGCTTAAAAAGTTAGCAGATAGCTGCTTGGGTGTCTGCCACAGGGAGAGCCTACTTCTAGGCTTACTCTAAGTTCTCTACTTAGCTTCTCTGCGGTCATAACAGGGGTTTGCAGGTTCGCCCTCTGTTGAGTCGGGTAGCTGTACCGACACCCATTTGTTGACAATGTATTAGAAAAGAAAACCCTTGTCAAACGAATTTAAAGTCTTTTGAGCCTTCTTTCGTTCCTTGCGCTTTTGTTTTCTAATAGACAGTTGATTTGTAAGACCTTTCTTCTCCACTGCCAAACCAAGCGCAGCGTCTGAAATACTGCCTTTCCAATGGTGGATTGCCACCTTAAGGTTTGTGATCCTGCGTTTCGTTGCTTGTTCTTCTGGCGTAAGTTCGATTTCCATGAAAAAAGCCCTTTAGGGGTGATACAGTCGCGCCCCTGAGTATCCCCAGGGCTGTACCACTTCTAAAAGGCTTGATCTGGCGCGAACAGATGGTGAGATTGTATAAGGGTTTACCCCACTTGTCAAACAAAACAAAGTAAGTTACATTTCGAGCGCCAAGACGCATGGGGACTGCTTGGTTCGATTCCGAGGGTGCGAGGGAAAGTCAAAACGGGTAATTCCCGCCTTGCACTGTGCAGGCTTCTCAGTCCCCAGCCGTGTTGGTGAAAGCAAGGTACTTAAGCACAGTGAGAGGGCTTGCCCGTTAGGATGTACCAGCGCCTGGAGCCGCTTAGGGCCACCAACAACCTATACTACTTCCTTAACTGGGTAAAGTATGAATGTGATTGATGCACTGCCAAACAACCTGAAGAAAAAAGGGCGGCCCAAGGGGTCTGTGAACAAGAAGTTCACCATGACTACCTATGCCGATAGGCCAACTGCACTTCTACCCAAGACTGAAGTTCAGCGCATCAAAGAACTCAAAGACCTCCTGATAAACAGTGCAGGTTCCAATGTTGTTCACAAAGCAATTGAGATTGCCATGAATGACGAACACCCTGCCCAAGCCGCTATGCTCAAACTGTGTATGGATAGGATGCTTCCTGTCAGCTTGTTTGAGAAAGAAGGCAAACAGCGTTCTGCTGTCAACATCACAATCAGTGGCATTGGTGGCGTGACCATTGGTGACAATACAGTAGAAGCTGAAGATATAGAACCCAAAAATGTCTGACCTTAACTTTGCGCTCCTGCCTTGGCAACAGACTGTCTTTGCTGACAAAACAAGGTTTAAGGTTGTGGCGGCTGGTAGGCGTTGTGGGAAGTCAAGACTAGCGGCAACCACACTCATCATCGAAGCATTGCGTTGCCCAGCAGGAAGTGCAGTTCTATATGTGGCTCCCACCAATGGACAGGCGCGGCAAATTATCTGGGATGTTTTGATGGAGATTGGGCGTGATGTGATTCAGTCGAGCCACATCAACAACATGGATATAACCACCATCAATGGCGCAAAGATTTATGTTCGTGGTGCTGATAGACCTGATACCTTGCGTGGTGTATCTTTGACCTATGCGGTACTAGACGAGGTTGCGGACATTAAGCCTGAAGCCTGGGAACAAGTTATCAGGGCTTCTTTGTCAGACAAAAAGGGCAGAGCCATATTCATCGGCACTCCAAAGGGGCGCAACTGGTTCTATGACCTGTTCAAACTAGGGCAGACCGATGATGACCCTGATTGGAAATCCTGGCATTTCACCACCAAAGACAACCCATTGATAGACCCAGGGGAGATTGAAGCTGCCAAAAAAACCCTGAGTTCTTTTGCCTTCAAGCAGGAATACATGGCATCGTTTGACAATGCTGGAAGCGATGTTTTTAGAGAGGAATGGATCAAATATGGCGTGGAACCTGAGTATGGTAGTTACTTCATTGCAATCGACTTGGCAGGGTTTGAAGAAGTGGCTAAACAAGCTGCTAACACGAAGAAAAGGCTAGATGAATCGGCTATTGCGGTGGTCAAAGTCACTGATGATGGCAAGTGGTTTGTCAAAGAGATTGACCACGGGAGGTGGGACATTCGGGAGACTGCCGCTAAAATCTTGATGAAAATGCGGGATTACAGGCCAATTTCGGTAGGAATTGAGCGTGGGGCACTGAAAAACGCTGTTTTGCCCTATCTCAGTGACTTGATGCGGAAAAATAATGTATATTCGCACATAGTTGACCTAACGCATGGCAACAGGAAAAAGGCTGACAGGATTATCTGGAGCCTCCAAGGGCGGTTTGAGCATGGGCGAATTGTGCTGAACTCTGAAGAAGATTGGGATGTATTTACCGATCAACTCTTGATGTTTCCTGCCAATGGCGTACATGACGATCTACCCGATGCCCTGAGTTATATTGACCAACTGGCGGTCACATCTTACTTTGAGGGCGAAGAAGATGATGAATGGGAGCCTGTAGACATCATATCGGGGGTTTAATGGCAACAAATAAGCAAGAAAAGCTAGAGCAAAACGAGTTCTACGAGCCGACAGAGGCAGACAAAGAACTGACTGATTTTGTTGTTGACCATTGCCAACGCTGGCGCGACTACCGAGACACCAATTTCCTCCCTGATTGGCTTGAATACGAGCGAATCTTTCGTGGTCAGTGGGCATCTGAAGACAAAACCCGCGAGTCTGAGCGTTCACGCATCGTAACTCCTGCCACCCAACAAGCCGTAGAAACCCGCCATGCTGAGATCATGGAAGCTATCTTTGGGCAAGGTGAGTTCTTTGATATTCAAGACGATATTCGGGATGTGAACAACAATCCCATTGATGTGGGCATCATCAAAGCCCAGTTAATGGAAGATTTCAAGCGAGACAAGATCAGAAAATCCATTGACCAGATTGAGTTGATGGCAGAAATCTACGGCACAGGCATTGGCGAGATCATCGTCAAGACTGAAAAACAGTATGTGCCCTCTACACAGCCAATTCCAGGCCAAATGGGTCAGGCGGCTATTGGGGTTGTGGAAAAAGACCGAATTGCGGTCAAGATTTCACCTGTAAACCCAAAAAACTTCCTTTTTGACCCTAATGGCACATCCATTGATGACTGCATGGGCGTGGCAATTGAGAAATACATCTCGATTCACAAGATTGTTGAAGGCATTGAGCGTGGAATCTACCGCAAAGTAGACATAACGCCCACCTACGAAGACACTGATTTAGAGCCTACCCAAGAGGTTAGCCAGTACCAGGACGAAAAGGTGCTTTTGCTGACATATTACGGCTTGGTTCCTCGTGAATACTTGGAAAACCTCAAAGAAAGCAAAGAAGTTGTTGAGTTATTTCCTGAAAATTCAGCGGCTGAAGACTATACAGACATGGTTGAGGCCATTGTGGTCATTGCCAACGATGGTTTATTGCTAAAAGCAGAGGCAAATCCTTACATGATGAAGGACAGACCCGTCTTGGCTTATCAAGATGATACTGTTCCTAATCGT